TAGTTTCTCCATCACTTCAGGAGTGAAGTATTGTTCTGGGTCTTTCAGGATTGCTTTGGCATAGACTTTCTTGCCGTCTATTTCATAGCGTCCGGCAACGTTCTTCCAAAGTCCGCCAATCTCACCGAGTTCAAGAAGACCATAATATCGATCAAGACCACGCTCATCGTAATACAGACGCACCGTAACATCTTTGTTCTCCTTACTCAAACGTGACTTAGCAGTCTTTGCCTTGACAAGGTTTCCGACAATTTCTGTTCCGTCTTTCTCTTTTTTCTTGCTGAGATATATGATGGTACTGGCAGCATACTTAAGACCAGAACCACCGCCCATCTCTTTAGTAGGAACGTAAGCACCAATGACATCGTAGGTGTGGTTTGTGACAATCATAGGTATGTTAGCCTGTCCCAACTTCAATGTCAACATACGGAAGGCACCTTTGACCAGTTGTGATTTTGTCATATCACGAACCTGTTTGTCGTTCAAGGCATCAGTGATCTCCTTCTCAGTAGACAACATGCCAAGAGAATCCAGAACGAACATACAGGGTTTACGTTCATCCTCTGGTTTCTTCGGATAGATATCAACTGCCTTGAGTGCTTTCTGTCTAAACTCTTCGACAGTGACAACATTAACTACAACAACACGATTCAGGTCAATGCCACGACCTTCAAGAAGAGATTTATTAACTGCTGCTTCAGTGTCAAAGTACAGACAGTAACCGTCAGGATTGTTATCCAGAAAATTTTTAACAACGGCGAGACTAAAGAAAGTCTTGCCAGTAGAAGACTCACCAGCAATGGCAGTAATCTTGTTCCCAGATACACCACCAAAAATGCTACCTGATACAAGTCCGTTAAGAATGTACGAACCCGTGTCCACATAGGTTTCAGTGTCATTGATATCAGATGCTAGTTTTGTATAATCATCACCAATCTCTTTAACAATGTCTTTCAAAAAATCCATACTACTTTCTCAGGGTTTTCAAGTATTCTAGCACATGTTCACGTACATGCATCAATTCATGAAAGCATTGCTCAGAGTGTGCAAAAGATCTCAGATTTGGGTCTGGTTCAAGAACACTCTCAATAAAAATATCAAGTCCTCGGTTCCACCGTTCGTTGTCAGTCATGAAAAAAATAGTTCTAGGTTTACGGTTTTTTCTACGTTCCAACCAATAACATCAAGGATTGCTTTCAGTGGATCAAGAAATGATTTGGTAAATTGTAATTCATAGTCAATGTATTTGTTCAAATCAAGTTCTTTCGGAAAGTCTTGGATGAATGAAATAACATTTTCATGAATAGGATTTGGTGCTGTGAGGTAACAGAATTTAATCTTCTCACCATTATCAATATAAGAATATTTGTTGGTGAGTTTCTTTTCCTTAATTAGGTGATTAAACATCAGTGCTCCCCTGACGTGAATGGGAGTGCCCTTCACATAAATGTCAGAGGAAGATTTGTACTTCTGAACATCAGAAACTGATCGGGGGAAAGATACATCCTCTGGAGGTAGAGTCTTAAACTCTGCCCTACACTTGTCGATGTAATCAATCACATCCTCTTCTGTACCACTCATCATGAGTTTGAGTGCCGACTTAATCATATCACGACATGCCGATGGTGTCGAGGACTTGACTGCCTCAATACCCATAATCTTAAGTTTTGGTTCAGAATATGCTACACCCTCACTGTTCCATACGTTGAGAATATACCGTTTCTTGGCAGTCCAGATACCACGATCGGCAATGTTCTCACGTTTCATTTGCATTTTTTGGTCGTACGCGTTAACGTACGACGCCAACTTTTGATATGAACGTTCAATAAAAGGTTCCAGTTTCTCTTGGCAGATCTTGTCAAGTAACTCCACAACTGCTGCTTTGTCGCCAGACTTAGCACCAAAAAATTTATCAACAACAGGTCCAAGATTAAGATAAATTGAATCGGTGTCAGATGCAATTACGTAATCCTCTTGTTCGGTGGATAAGAGTTTATTTAGATACTCATTCATCTTGTTCTCAATCCAACGAATTGAGACTTGACCTGAGAGTGTGATTGCCTCAGCATTTGCTAGTTTGTAATACCTGAAGTATTGATTGCCAATAGCACCATAAGCAGAGTTAAGAGCAATCTTCTTCGCCATTTGAATGTTGTTACATCTGGCGATCTCTTTTTTAAGTGCATCAGTAGGAGTCTTCTCATACTGCTGCTTTGCTTTGAGCATCCGTTTCTTAAAGATGACACGTTCACCATACATCTTATCCATCAGTTCGGGAAGGAAACCACGTACATCCTTTCTATACATGGCACCATTAGCACAGACAGCATAGTCTTTGTGCATTTCAAAGTTTATCTCCTCCTCAAGGATTCGATCAACACTTGACGTTGGGTGTCTCTCTTCCAGGAGGGTTTCTGGCGAGATGTTGTACTGCATAATAAGGTGAGGGTAGAGACTGTTAAGGTCAAAAGACACAACCCAATCATACTTTCCCGGAATCGGTTCCTTGACATAGGCGCCTGCATACTTTTCACTCTTCGAAGAATTGACTTTAGGTGGAATAACAATGTCTTTTCTTTTTAGATAGTTATAGATGATGGTATCCCACATACGAACCTGATAGAACACATCGGCATAATTTACCTTAGCGTCGTATGCCATAGTAATGGCAAGTTCGATGAGTTTCATCTTGTCTTCTAAACGATCGACAAGTTCCACGTCAATTATATTATATTCAACAAATTTCTGCCACCCTTGTGTGTAGAAATCCTTAAATGTGTCGAACTCTGAGTGATCTAACTTCTTCTGCCCCAGTTCTACATTGGCAATGTGATCAAGACGATATGACTCTTGGTTTGTATATGTAAACTTTCGGTATAATTCTAGGTAGTCCAGTTGAGTGATACCACCCACATCATATGTCTTGTACTTTCTACCTTTGATAAACAATTCTTTCTCACTCACCAGACCCCAGGGAGAGAACCTACGGCACCTCTTCTCTCCTAGAACACGGTCAATACGTCCTACCAGGTATGGAATATCGAACAGTTGAATGTTCCATCCAGTAACCACGTCAGGCATGTTATCTTCCCACCACTGACTGAAGTCAGATAGCATGGCGTGTTCGTTACTGAACTGTCGATACTCAACCTTTGGATGGTTGTTCTTAAAAGGACCAACACCCCATGTGATGATACCCTTTGTGGTGTAATCCTGAATAGTAATCAGCAGCAACTCTTGGTCTGCTGTCTCTACGTTAGGAAATCCATTCTCTGATTTGGTCTCGATGTCAATCGTCACCAAACGAATCTTACTAATATCAAACTTGATCTCTTCTTCTGGATACATCTCAGCAATATACTGATAGATGTATCTCTCATTTCCATACACTTCGAAGTTCTCAATGTCCTCATACTTCTTGATGAACTCTCGGCAATCCCTGACTGTGCCAGGTTGAATGGACTGGACGTACTCACCCTCTAGAGTTTTGTACTTAGTCTTCTTCTTTGATTGCACGAAAAGAGTTGGTTGGAATTCCTCACGAACCATGAAATGTTTTCCATTCTCATAGCCACGGACGAGGAACCTGTCCCCAACCATCTGAACATTAGTGTAGAACTTCATTCAATCTGTTTTAAGTAATTGTCAAGTAGTTCACCCTTGGGGTCAACAAAGGTCAAGACATCATCTGACCTAATCATTATATCAGTTTGGTTGGTGAAATCCAACCAGTCGGTGATCTCAAGTGAAGGTCTTTCCACCAAATATGGTTTGATCAGACGGCAATCTGGTTCACCAATCTGCCCGATCACCTCTTCAACCTGAGCAATCACCAAAGTGTTATTCTTCAGTAAAAGACACTTGATCGATATCTGGTCCATCTGTACATTCCTCATACATTGCTAACAAATCCTTTTGTGGATTGACATAGGTCACAATCCAATCTTTAGGTACTACCATCTTAGTATCAGCACTCAAGGCAATCCAAGATTCCAACCTAACACTGAGATTATTTGGTTGCTGAAAACCCTCTTCAGTAAGCAATACATTGCTCACGTCTGTCAAAACGACAAGTGGTTTATCGAACAGGAAAGCATAGACTCTTTCCTCATGTACTAATTCCTTTAAGTCGGCAATGACTTGCTCACCCGACCTAAGAAGAACCAACTTAACTGACATGGAGATACTTTAACCTTCACTAATTATATCAAGAAAAAGGGGAGGTGTCAACTGGTTTGTGCCAGTTACCTCCCACGGCGACGATAGCACTCGTATTTAGAGATAATCTTTACGGGCGTGATGTTCTGGAACTATTTTTCCTAGTGTGATTGTGAGGAGTCCGTCTTCGAAGACGACTTCCTTAACTTCTGTGTCGTCGGATAGAGTCCATGCTCGTTTAAAACTTCTGCTAGCCACTCCCTTGTGGATAAATGTTCCGACAGATTCCTTATCCTCTTTTTTCCCTTCGACAAAAAGTTTTCCATACTCTGTGAAAGCATTTACTTCCTCCTTTTTAAATCCTGCTAGTGCAATTTCTAACCTGGATTCCACATTATTTAATTGTACAAGATTATATGGTGGATAATTTGTTTCGTGATGTGACGTGAAGATACGGTCAAAATATCCATCCATTCCGATACTGTTCCTTGTAATCCTGTCCATCAATTGGTCCAGATCTGCAGCATTAAACTTTGTTAGGTTAGTCATTTTTGTAGCTCCTTATAAAAGCGAGTTTGTGTTTTGTGGACCCGTTCGGCATCCACTACTATTTAACTACAAACTAAAAAAATAAGTAACCGTGATAACCGAATATCTTTGTAGTATCAACCATACTCAAAGGTATAGTCAGAGATCATGGCAAACAGTTGAGTCTTTAGCTGCTTTAAATACTCCTGCTCTTCTGGTGGTCTTGCTGGTGAACCAGGCCAAGTCTCTATGGCATAATTAATATGGTTATAAAGCATACGAACTTCATCAATATTGATATACAGTTGAAATTCGTAGTCTTGTGTTTCTTCCATAGTTAATCTGTTGCTTCGGTTTTCTTACGACCAATGTTATATTTTGTCTCTAGAATCCAATCACCTTTGTCTTTGAAAGATAAGACTTTAATTTGATTAAGTGGTGCAATATCAGAAATTTGAGAGACATCAACAATCTCAATCAATCCCCAATCAGCCAGTAACTGTACAATTCTGTTTCTACGTTGAACATCATTGACAGTTAAGTTTGCTCTTTTGCCATCCAGAGCAAATAGTTCTTTAAAGTGAACGATGTAATACTTACCTTGTTTATGAAGGATGTGGCACGATTGGTAAAGCTTCTTCTCTTTTCTAGAAGCAACACCAATACGTGTAAGTGTCTCACGAACCTTAAGAAAGTCATCGGGTTCAGAAAGAACCACTTCAACCATCTCTCTAGGTGTCCAACTTACTTCAGGTTCTTGAACGACGCTCATTTCATGCCTCCAATATCAAGTCTAGACTTGATGTAATCTAGTTGTTCTGTATTTAGAATTTTGAGTGCTTGCTGCGCCTTCTCATTACTATAACCATAATAAGATTTCACAGCATCAAGATCTTTCACTTGCCCTTTACGAAGCCAGGGAGAGAATCTTTTTCTCTTTCGTAGACTATTTAGAAGGAAATCATATTGAAGTTTATTATCCAGAGAGGGATTCTTGTTCATCTCATTGGCAAACATGAGAGCATCTATAGTCCCAGACAGACATTTGTTGATGATGAACGCAGGATATTTCTCTGTCGGATCCTCATCAAGGATGTTGTGTTTAGTCTCGTTAATTGATTTGAGCCAGTCTTTAAGTTCCATTATTTGAATACAGCATTAACACCAATAACAGTTGCATTAGGATTCCTGGCAAGAGCAACCTTCTTTGCCTCATCATAGTTTCTGGCAATGAC